GAAAAGATCCGGAAGCCGGATCCGCTTCCGGCAATTTTACGCGGCGTCCTCCGCCGCCTGTTCGTCCAGGACGTCCGCCACAACTTCCTGCAGATTGAACATCTTCGGAACCTGATCGCGCGTATATGTCCCATTCTTAACAAGATTAACCCATACTTTAACAATTCCGCTTTCTTTACTGAATGTCATTCTTTGCGCCCCCTCTCTACGCCATAAGACCGGAAACGATGATTGTCAATTCCGCGACGGATTCCTGCGCCGCCTGAAGCTGTGATCTTAAATTCCGGTTTTCGATTTCCTGCTGTGTCATTTCCCGGAACGCGAACCGGGTTCCCTCGTCCCACTGGTACGAACAGATTAACTTCATGTCGTGATACACTGTCCCGTTGATCGTGACCTCTGACAGATTTTCGTCCGTGAATGTCCCGTCAGGAACCGGATCCGCGCTTTCGTATGTCGTCCCGTTCAGGACGCCGTTCAATTCTGTGCCGTCTTTCAGCCGGATCGATACGTTCGGGAAGGTTATATTGTTTGAATTCTCCCCGGAAATTTTTGTGTTTTTTGCCATTGCTGCCGCTCCTTTCTTTTCTGATTTCCTCCGAAAACAGTTCTTGAAAAAGTTTATCCATATTCCGCATAGTGCGGTATGAATCAAAATGTTTTATGTGTCCCTGCCATGAATTATAGGCTTGCTTGACGTCGGCGAATGTGATTTCCCCGGCGTCCAGTTTCCGGCGCAACGCTTTTAATTTGCGCCGTTCCCGTGTTATTGTCCCGCGATCCGGACGCATTACAACGCGCCCGGATTCCGTCAGGTGCGTTTTCGCTTTTAGGAACTTGAATTCATCCGATAATTTGATGATCCTTGTCTTTTTCTCGTTTAACTCAATTCCGATATCCGCATACATCCGCCGGATCTGTTCCAGACATTCGACCAGATATTCCCGGCTTTCATGTATCAGATAAAAGTCATCCATATAACGCCCGTAACCTTTGATCTTTAACTGTTCCTTGATGTAGTGATCTATCCGGTTCGGATAGAAAACGGCTGTCATTTGTGAAACCTGTGATCCTAATCCTAACGACTTTTCGCCGAAGGCGTCGATAAAATCCATTGTTAAATTCACAATATCAGGATCATATCCGAATATTTTTGAATACTCCCGGAATACGACGTCGTGATCGACTGAATCAAAATAGGAATGTAGATCGCCCATAAGGATATAGCCGTCGTTTGAACCGTGTTTCCGGTAATATTTCCATAAGTGAACCTTCATCCGCTTTAATGCGAAATGTGTTCCCTTGTCTTTCAGGGACGCGGCGTTGTCATAAATCAATTTCGGACGCAATACCGGAACCAGAATCAGATCATTTTCCGCCCTGTGGACGACGCGTTCGTTTATATGGATCGACCGTATGTCCCGGCGTTTCCCGCGTTCGCATACTGTAAACTGGACGAAGCCGTCCGACATTCTGTCCCGGCGTTCCAGTCGTTCCTTCGTGATCCGGATCCGCTCTATCCTATCCAGATAATAGGCTTGCGTCGAATATTTCCACATAACGCCCTGCATACATTTCTTCGCGGCGTCCATAAGGACATTCGGATCACATAAATCTTTATACATCGGTAAATTTTTCATATTTCCTCATAAAAACGCCCGCTTACAGTCCGACGAAGTGTAAATCTTTTAAGCACTCCCGGACGTCAGGCGATAAATTTCAGCGGTTCCCCGCTGCGGTCATGCGTTCCTATCGTTCTGCGTCAGGCGGATCTTTTTTATCATGCCCGCCATGCTGACGATATCGGGGCGACGCCGCCGTCGTTGGACGCGTTGTTGTTGTTGCTGTTGCCGTTGTTGTTGAAATTGCAAAAGTTCGTCGTGTTCGCGGCGGACGGATCGGCAGTCCAGTACCACATCCGGGCGGCTGTGTAACGCATAACCGAAATATTTTATTGTTTCTGTGGTTTACGGCTTTTCCTTGCCTTTTCTTTTTCCAGACGCGACGCCTTTTTCTCTGGATGAAGGAATTCGTCGTAATCCCTGACCGTTGACTTTTTCCACCTATACAGATAATTCTTTGTCAATTCCAGTTGTTCGGAATACTCCATATAACGCGACAAGTCTATATTGAAAAATTCTTCAATGAAAAGAACTTCCTGCCGGATCCGCGCAATGTCGCCGATCGCGTCATCCTCTAACAGAATCCGCTTCACGAATTCGTTTTGTGTCCGACACTGAATTTCATTCGCTGCCGCAATGTTTGACACCAGTTCCGAAGAATAGCGGAACAAATTGTCCCTGACTTTCCCGATTATATATTCGGGATATTCTGTCAGAAGCCGCGCCTTTTCAACTTCGTTCTGATAGGCGTCGATCTTTTCGATCAGGCTTTTTAGTTCCGGGTATTTTTCCCGGACTTGCCGCCCGACGATTGCGTCGTACTTTGTCCGCTTCAGTCCGAAATTTCTCATTATCATTTGTGTTATGATATGCCGCAATTTGACCGCTTCCGCGAACGCGTCCAACCTTGACGCCGTTTGTTTCCATGACGGGACTGCCATTTTCTGAACCTCTTTTCCGTTTTAGTGTTTTGTCTCCGGTAGTATGCGCCGCCGCTGCCGGGCGGCGCGATTGCCTGATTATCTGTCTTACGACAGAACGATCAGCGGGGCGACGCCGCCGTCGTCGGACGCGTAGTCGTGGGAGCTGGAGCCGGTGTAGCCGAAAAAGCAAAAGCCCGTCGTGTGCGCGGCGGACGGATCGGCAGTCCAGTACCACATCCGGGCGGCTTTCTTCTTGTTGAATCCTGCACCCTTTAATAAATGCGCGTTTCCGCCAACAAAAAGCGGTAACTGATTGAACGCGCCACCGTCCCAATGATCCGACCAACCATGAAATCCGATCAGTTCAGGATTCCCCGGAAGGAAGATCCTGCGGGACGCCCACGCCCATGTACCTTTGTTATTTTCCAAACGCCGGATCGTTGTCATATATCCCTGCAGCTTTGTTGTGAACTTTTTCGCTTCTGCTTCCAGATTTGCGGGCATAAGCGACGCGGCATATCCCCCGGCGTTCGTGTTCGATGAATTGTATTTGTAATATGTTTCCAGACAGTCACGCGGGGAAATTACAATGTGCGGCTTCGTCAATTCTGAATTGTCGCCACAATGCAAATATGAATTCTTTCCCGTAACCTCGAAAAGAATCTTTTCCCCTGCCGTGTTTGTTTCGACGAAATAATCCCCGACCGCGAATTTGTCCCACTTCTCCGCCTTAACAAGCGTCATCAGATCGTCGATGTTCCATTCGACGCCATAATATCCGTATGACGCCATTTGTTCGCGTTTTAAGATTTCATAATCCGCGACCAGTTCCCCATGATCCGAAACTGCTTTCAGGATCTTTTGATTCATTGTGTAGGCAAGCAGGGCGGAAATAACTTCGTCGTGAAGCTGCTTTGTCGTTTCGTCCTCCGGATCCTCCGGATCGAATTCGTTTGTCGGGAACGACTGGATCGCCGCCGCTTTCGGTAAATTATCAATTTTTTTTAGCGTGTCCTGCTGCCACTTTTTCACTTTTCCGGCGATAATCGGAAGTGTGTCATCCGGTAAAATCTCCGGGAACTCTGCCGTCTGTTCGACGACCTCCGGCGTAAATACCGACGCGCAGATCTGTTCAAATAACGCCTGTTTTGTCCCGTCTGCCTGTTCCAGTGCCAGAACGTCGTTTTTGTTTATCTGCGCCGCTGTCGTCAGATCGGAAAATTTTCTTTGTGCCATGTTCTTTTTAACTCCTTTCTTTTTTCCTTTTTTTATGCTAACAGTGACACGTTTCGGACGTTTTCAGCGTCCAGAACGCGATCAACTGATCGCCGTCTGTTGTTACCAGTTCGTCGCCGTCTGCCGTTACCAGATCCGCCGGAACTCTGCCTGAATATATAATGTCCTGAATGGCTTCGATTTCGTTTTGTAACGCGCCCGCCGGATCCGTCCCTAAAATTCCCTTGATTCCGTCGAACCAGTCCAGAAATTCGTTCGTCCAGTTTCCCGTATTATTCAGATACCAGTTATTGAACGCCTGTTCCTGATTTTGTCGCCACTGCGCGAAGGCGGACTGCTGCCCGCTGCTCCATTCCTCGAAATCCGTTTCCTGCTGCCCGATCCAAGTTTCGTATATTTCCCGCTGCTGTTCGGCGTATGTATTGAACGCCTGAACCATTAGATCGTACTGTTCCTGCGCCTGATCCTCGAATGACTGGATCGCGGCGATATAATCCTGATACTGATCCGATATGTTTTTCTTATACGCCGTGAAATAGGCGTCAAACTGCGCCTGAATCTGTGAAAAGTCTATTTGTGTAACTGTCGCCGCTACCCAACCGCAGACGGCGGAATTCATGCGCGTGTCTGTGATCTCTGCCTGTGTGATCTTTACGGTTCCGGCGGCGATATAGATTTCCGCCAGTTTCAGATCATAGATTGCCCCTTCCCTTGTCGGCGCGGGCGCAGCCGGGGACTTCGCGTTCCCTCCCTTTTCAATTACTAAGTAGATCCGCCGCTCTGTATCATTCCGGCGCAGGATCACGCTGTCGATTCTGTCAAGCGTTCCTGACGCCACTTCAAGATCAAGCGTCGTCGGCGTCAGGAAATGCCTGTGTTTCCCGTTTATATAGCCATATCCCGCCGCAATCGTTACGGACATATTGTCGTTTGCCGTGACTTGCATTTGACCGTTAAAAATGCCATTTTTGAAGAACGGGCGAAGCCAGTCCCCCATTGATTCCGCGTCATAATACCGATCGGAATCCGAATTCCAAAAATAATCATAACTTCTTTCTTTTGCCATTGCCGCCGCTCCTTTCCGCGCTCTATTCGTCCCATTTTATTTTTTCAGGAAGCGGATCCCCGAATGTCGGAACGACAATCATTCCGCCGTATTCGTACACTTCGGACAGTTCCGTGATCCTCTGGTTCATGTAAAGATTCCATTTTTTCTTCCTGACCGTCACAATATCCCCTAAATCATAATCTTCTTTATAGATGAAATTGATCGCGGCGTCCGTTTCGCTTTCAAGCGTTTCTGATACGATCGCTTCGTTCAATGCTTCCTGCGCCCTCTGTAATAACGCCGCCTTATATTGTTCCGCCGTCAGTCCGTCCGGGTTTATGTCTTTTGCGTCAACGAAAACTTCCCGTAAATCGTAGCCTTCGCCGCCGCCTAATTCGTAATATGTCCGGGCGTCTCCCTCTCCCTGTCCTCCGACTATGGCGAATGTTTTCAAATTCTGACTGTTATAGCGGTATATCGCATTATTCAGATTGTTATAATCTTCCGAAAACACGACACGGTTATTTTTATGTTGATTGAACGTCCGGTCTTTTCCCTGATATGTTTCAAATATAATCTTGCGTCTTTGAAAATCCGGTCGGAACCTGAACCCGATCGCGCCCGCCCTTGACAATTTGTTTTCATATGTCAGAAGGTTTTTCATTGTGACCTGAAATTCCACTTTTTCCGGGAACCCGTTCAGGCTCCCCAACTCCACAAGCGGAAGCGGGACGACGCCGGAATATAACTGACGCATTGCGACTTCTGTTTTTCCTGAAAAATTGACTGTCTTTTTTATCAGTCTGCGATCCATGTATGACGACAGAAACCGCCCTTTTGCCGTGATTTCATTCTTGATATCGCTTTCTTCCTTTTCGATATCCTCAATGATCCCGGCTTCGTCGGAACCTTTTTTCCCGACGATGTTTCCTTCTTGTAATAGATACAGATTTTCGTCCGTAATCGGGGCATGAAGTTCAAACGTCCCCGGTTCGTAGAATTTCCGCGTCCATATTAGCGACGTCTGGTTTTCAATCTGCCCGCGTCTGTATAAATCCCGCCCGTAAATCCTGACTTCCATTCCCTCACGCTCCTATACGCCTAAATACCGGAACCGATACATAATCGTGACATTTAAGTAATTGACGCCCTGTTCCGCGTCATAAATAAAAGTATTTGATCCGTGTACTAACTGGATGAATTCGCTTTCTTCGTCCAGATATTCGTTTATTTTTCTTGTTTCCCCGTCCTTTATCAGATAGACGTTTTTTTCGTTCGTTCCCGTCGTAATCCTTACCACGTCGCCCGGCTCCATATCGAACGGGAATTCCGGCGTCCCGATCTGGATATGAATATCCTGCTGCGTGTGGTACAGTGCCGGGTTCCTGACCGCTCCCAACGCTTCCATGATGACTTCAATCCCGATATAATCCGCCGCTGAATCATTTTCTATATTTTTTACAAGTTCCGCGACGCGGACGCCGAATTCTTCCAGTTCGTCCGTGAACTCATGGACGAACTCGAAACATGGTTCCCACCCCGCCATAGTGACCGTTGTGTCCGCCGGATCCTTGAAAAATGGATCCGGACATATTAGCGAAATGACCGCGTTTCTGCATACTCCCGCTTCGTCAATGTTGATATCCTCGACAATATAGTCAATCTGCCGTTGTTCGTCGTTTTCCTCATAGTAGAACGTCCCCGGCGACTTTGGTTTGAATGATTTATACAGATAATCGCGCCGCGTCTGATAGTCTGAATCAAATTCCGCTGTTATGACGATATTTCTTTGTTTTGTTGTGGATCCCTGATATGTGGATCCGTCCGTCATTGTGTTTTCGGATGTAATGACGTTATTTGATACTGAATAGATCCCGTCGCACGATATCAGGAAAAATTCGGCGTCATCCTCATAACTGAATTCGATCTGAACGTCATCTTCGTTTTTACAGATAATTCTTTTTGACATATTACTGTCCCCCTTGAAGCTGAAGAACCATGTTCCGCGTCTGGTTCCGTGTCTGCCGCGCGACCTCATACGCCGATAACGGCTTCGGACTTTCGATTTTTATATTCTGGATGTAGTCGCCGCCGCGTTTTCCTGTGTCGCTATTCTGGACTGCTGCCGTCGCCCGCGCGATAGCGTCGTCGATATATCCTTCCGTCCGTTTATAGAATATATCAAGCGGCAGGATCGCTTCGTCCCCGGCTTCGCCGCCGCCTTGCAGTTTCCCGCCTAACATTCCGAAAATAGTCGGATTTTTCATAATTCCGCCGATCGCGTTCCACGAAATAGACGGAACCGGGACTTTGATCGTCACGCCCGCGATTGTCTTTTCCGTTTCGCCCCATGATACGGACAACTTCGGAATGTGGATCGACTTTATCGCGTCTATAAACGAACTCATAATCCGCGAACCCGCGTCCGCCAGACTGAACCCGTCGAAAACGCCCTTGATCTTGTCAATAACGTTTGTCTGGAACCACGATCCGATATTCTTAAATATCCCCGTTACGCTGTCATACGCTGCTTGAAACTTCTGTCTGAACCATTCCGCCACGCTTGAAAATACGTTCTTAATATCCGTCCACCGCGCGGAAAACCACTGTCCGATCCCGCTGAAAATTGTCGTGACGGCTGTGTATGCTTCCGTAAACCTATCGGAAAACCACTGTCCGACGCCCTGAAAAATTGATACAATCCCGTTCCAGATATCCGAAAAAATTTTCTTTATATCGACGCCGAACCCCTCGAAATATCCGATTATAAAATTAACCCATGCCGAAATGATATTTTTCACAAAATCGATCACATTTTGAAGGGCGGCTTCTATGTATGCGAAAAATCCGTCGAAATCTCCGGACAGTAACGCGAATACCGCCGAAACGATGTTCGTCACGAACTCGACGACGTTTGTTATCGCTGAAATTATCGGCGCGGCGGCGTTTATGATTCCGTTCACGATTGCCATGATCCGCGTCAGGATAAATTCAAATATCGGCTTCAGGGCGGTCATCAGTTTTTGAAATGCTTCCTTTAATTTTTCAAGAAGCGGCTTTACTTTGACGACCATATTTTGAAACGCTTCTTTGACTTTCTCGACGGCGGCGTTTACCTTTTCGCGGAATTCGTCGTTTGTTTTATACAGATAGACGAACCCCGCCGCCAGTGCCGCGATTGCCGCGATAACGATCCCGACCGGGGACGCAATCGCCGACAATGCCCCGGACAGTCCGCCCATTTTTGAGATTAAACCGCCGACTTTTGTTATCATCCCGCCGATCCCTGACGTCAATTTTCCGACGCCTGAAATTATTTTCCCGCCAATCAGAAGCGCGGGCGCGACTGCTGCAATGATCGCCCCTATCCTGACGATCATTTGTTTCTGTGAATCGTCCAGATTCTTAAACCATGTCGTGAACTCTTTCACTTTCCCGACTGCGGCGTCGATTGCGGGCTGCAACATTTGAAGGATCGTTCCCGCCAGTTCCGCGCCGGACACTTTCAGATTATTTGTTGCGACTGTCAGTTGATCCCACGGATCCAACGTCGAATTATAGGTATCTTCTACCGTTGACGCGTAATCATCAAGCGACGCCGACAGATCATCGACTGAAAAACGTCCTTCCCGGATCGCCTGTGTCATTTCTGCCGCGCCTTTTTTCCCGAATAGTTCCGTCGCAATCTGCAAGGCTTCTGTTTCTGACGACGCCCCTTTGATTGCCGCGATTTGTTCGTTTAATGCCTGATCTAATGTTTTTCCCTCTGCTGTCGCGTTTTGCTGCGCTTTTTTCAATGCTGCTAACGCTGTCGCGGAATCGACGCCGGATGATTCAAACTGCGCTAATAGGTTCACGGACTCTTCCAGTCCTAACCCCATTTCTTTCAGCGTTGCGCCGTTCGTTTCTAAAGCGCTGAACAGAACATCCATTGACAACCCCGTGTCCTGCCCGGCTTTTGTCATAAGACCTAAAACTTTCCCCGCTTCGGATGTATCGACGTTGAATTTCGTCATAATTGCGTCAACGGAATCAATCGAATTATTCAGATCGGTTCCGTTTATTTCTGCAAATTCTATAAACTGTTTTGACAGATCGCCCAACGCGTCCCCGGTCAGCGCGAAGCGCGTATTAACTTCCCCGATTGCGATTCCCGCCGTTTCCGCGTCTGTCGGTACATTTTCAAATACGCGATCCATTTGTGCCGTCAGTCCGTCCAGTGCTTCCCCTGTCGCCCCGGTTTTCATTATGATTGTGTCATAACCGTTATCAAGATCCTTTGCTGCCGCAATGGACGCCGCGCCGACGCCCGTTATCGCCGCCGTGACAGGCATTAAAGCCTTTCCCGCTGACTGCATACCGTCCCCGACTTTTGTTATCTGTTCCCCGGCTTTCGTGAATTTGTCCCCGGCGTCCTGAACCGCTGCGCCGACTTTTTCTAAGGCGGTTTTCTCTTTTTCAAGTTGCGATTCCAGACTTTTCAGTTCTGTTTCTGTCTTTGTGATTTCGGTCTGCAGGGCGCGGTACTGGTTTTCGTCGATTTCTCCACGCGCAAAAGCCGCAGACGCCTGTTCCTGTGCTGTTTTTAGCGTCTGCAACTTTTCTTTTGTCGTTTCGATTGACTTTGAAAGAATTTCCTGTTTTTGCGCCAGTAATTCCGTATTTTTGGGATCCAGTTTTAATGCCTGATTTACGGCTCTTAACTGGTTTTGAAGCGTTTTTGTGGTATTGTTTACTCCTTGTAACGCCTTGTCAAGTTTCGTCGTTTCGCCGCCGATCTCGATTGTAATTCCCTTAATGTTCCCTGCTGCCATATTATCGCCCCTGTTCTATTTCTTGCCAAATTTCTCGCGCAGACGCGCCCGATCCGGCTTTGTTTGCTTGTAATAATAGGCGTTTTCTAAATATTTCCGCCCTTCCTCCGTCTGGTTCATGCTGTGGATAAAAGCGTCCCGGAAATAATACATATATTCGTCGATATCCATTTCGCCGATCTCCCGGATGTTTAACCCGGTATATTCGACGACCATTCGTTCCCCCGCGCTATCCGGCGTATAGAATAATTTGTCGTCGCTTTTATGCCCCGGATAGAACGGGATTTCTAATTTGGGTTATTCTGGATCCCGCCGACGAATTTTTCGTAATATTCCGCGATAAACGCCGTCATTTCCTCTATGTCGTAATCATCCGCGATCTGATCCGCGTTTATTTTTACCCTGTTCAGGTTATTAGACAGACAGTCCGCCATAACTCCCGCCATAGTGTCGATGACGTCGGCGACGTCGGCGTTTTCGTCCTGTTGCAGTCTGTTCAATGCCTGAACCTTTCCGAATGTGTTCTTCGTCGGCATTTTTACCTGAAGAACCGTTCCGTCTTTCAGTGTTACATTGAAATATGTCCGCTTGATTTTGTTGAAATTAAAAGATAAATTTGCCATGATCTGATCCTTTCCCTTTCTTTTCCTGAATGAAATAATCCGGCGACGGGCGTTTTTTTAGTCCCGACCGCCGGATCGTCTTTTGTCCTGCTGCCTTTTACGCGTTCGCTGTTGCCGCCGCTGTGATAATGACGTCCCCGGTCACGCTCTCGATCGTTACGGTTCCGTCCGTACTGTTCCACGCCGACGCCGTGACGTCCTGACCGTTCATTGTGACTGTCGGCGTCTGGATTGTGTGATCCGCTTCTGCTGTCAGCGTCGCCGTCAGTTTTTCGCCCTTATTTACCGCCGTTCCCGTGAATGTGGAAGAAACATTCGTCAAATTCTGTTCGACATTGTATGTTGCCGGAACCGGATCGCCGTCTGTCAGGATTTCTTCAACGTAATTAACAAGTGTCCCTTCCTCGTCCAGATTCGGCATTGCTTTGAATTCCGCGTCAACGACCGTTGCGTCCGACGGGGCGAAGGATAACGTAAACCCTGCCTGATTCTGCCCGACAATCATTACCCATATGTCGCCGTCCTCCGGATCGACATGATGAAAACAGATAACGTATTTCGCGCCCTTCCTGTTCCCGACGCCGCCGATCTTTGTCTTGCGATATTTTCCGTCCGATGAAACGGAAACGCGGGCGGTATCACATAATTTTTCGATCGTGTCCCCGATCAATGTCATCAGTCCCGCTTTCAGCGTGACTTCCTCGGACGTGATAACGGTCTTTGACACTTTTCCCATATCGTCCTTCGCTTCCTGAACCTCGTTTGTATATTCAAGCGTCGCGCCGTTTTTGATATAGGAATAACGGTTCCTGTCGTTACAGAAGTCCTGCGGCTCCGGGATCTCCTGCCCTTTTTTGAATGTCGCCAGATGAATATATCCGGATCCTAAAATAATTCTTTCAGGTGCTTTTTCCATTGCTTTCTTCACTCCTTTTCTAAAATTTTTGAACGACGTTGAAATCATACGCCGTCTGATACATATTTTCCGACTGGATCGGGGCTGTCGTTTTATGGAATTCGATATCAAATAAGGCTTCGCGTTCGATCCGGCGTTCCAGATCGTGATCCGGCTTCCGGTCAGTGTAAAGTTCAATCGAACCATTTATCTTTCTGATCCTGTTTTTCGCGTCTGTCCCGGTCTGATCCTCCGAACAAAAATAAATCAGGAACGGCGGATCCGGCGCAGGATTCTTTTTCGTTTCCCGGAACTCATATTCCGCGATCGGAATTCCCAACGCGACCGCCCGTTCGATGATTCTTTCATACTTAACGCCCATTAAATACCCCCGTTCGCGCTCCTGACGGCTTTTTCGACTGCTTCGACCGCCATTTCCTCCGCTGCCTGTTCTGCCGGAAGGATATGTTCAAACGCCCGCGTCCGCTTGCCGTTCCTTGTGACGTGTCCCTTTTCCAAAAGGTGCGTCAGTTGATAATGTTTTCTGTTATGGACGGAATATTGTTCGCCCTTCGTTACAGATACGGCTTTCCTTGCCGTCACGCTCCAATCAGGCGTATATTTTCCCGTCCGCTCTTTGTAGGTTCCGCCCTTTTTCAGCGTTTCCGCCGTCGTTTCGGCGACCTCTTTCAGATTTTCGTTTATGTTTTTCGTGATTTCCGCGTTATACGTTTCCAACTGTCCCCGGATTGCTTCGTCCAGTTGTTCCGGCTTTACTTTAACGACCATGATTTCCCACCCGTTCCGCCGCGTACAGTTCGATCTTTCCGTCCGGTCTTGCGCCGTATGTCCGATAGATCGTCAGACGCTTATTTCCTGCCAGAAGTTCCGGCTGTTCGTCGTATTCCTCCGCCCATATTACAAATTGTTTCTGCGCTTTGTACCCGTTGACGCCCGCCGACTGGAATTCGTCACGCCCGATCGGGTTCATTTCCGCGAATACAGACGTCTTTTCGTCATCCTCCGGCGTTTCCCCCGGATGTATCAATATGATCTGACATTCCGTCATCAGGTGCGCCCCCTTCCTCTGGTTCAGGCTCCGGGGCGACAGAAAAATATTTACTGTCGCCCTTTAACTTTGTGATATTCAAGTCATAAATGCCCGATAAAATCGGATAGGCGTTCGTGTCTATGGAATAATTCGCCTTGACATACGACAGGACAGTTTCGACAATCAGCGGATCCGAAGGATTCGATAACCAACTTTCATCAATCCCGATCCGCTTCATATCCGCGATCGCCGTATCTGCCACGCGCCGGACGTCCTCGTCCAGATCATCCGATACGGCTTTTCTTACGCGAAGCCGCGCCGCCTGATACAATTCTTCGATCGTCATTTACTCCGCCCGCCTTTCTGCCTTGCCTTTACGCTCCCGCTGCTGCTTTCTTTACGCGGATAAAGCCATTCCACGCCGCCACGGATCCACCCGCGAACATGGACGCCCTGAACGCCGTCTGTCCGTTCTTGAACTTGTAGTCATCGGAACGGCGGACGTCGATATCGGAAAAGATCGCCAGTTCGTAGTTCTGTAAATAGCCGTATGCCATTTCATACGCCCCTGCTGCCGTCGCGCTGTCCGATACTGCCGCGCAAGCGGAATTGATGACGAACGGAACGCCGTCGATCGTCCCGGTCTGTCCCCGGTTGATAATTGTATAAACCTTGCGCCCCTGCTTGTCGCGCAGTTTTGCGAACGCTTTCAAGTCCTTTTTGTTCAGGATCAGCGTCGCCACGCCCTCGACTTCCTCGTCGCCGCCGAACGAATAAATAATTTCGTCCAGTGTGCCGTCATCGATCGCCGTGATTGTGTCAATGTCCGTTGCGGGATCAATGACGCGCTCCGTCGCCTTTGTGGGATTGTAGAAAATCCCCTTCAGTTTCGATGTGGAACCGTCCCCGATCAAAATCTGTCTTGACAGATAACGGCGGATCGCCTTGCTGACGGAACCTTCGATCACGGAATCATAATCGGCGTTAGGAAGTTTCTGCATTTCCTCCGGTTCCTCCGTGTATGCCGTGATTTTTTGTTTCTCGATCGTCACATAACCGAATGACGGTTCCACGTCGTTATATGCCGCGCCTTCTGCCGTCGCTCCTGCTCCGTCCGCGCCGTAGTCCTTCACGAACCCGCGTTCGTATGTTTCGCCGCCCTGAAGCGGAACTGCCTTGACCATATCGATCAGGGCGGAAACCGGGTTCACGGTCTGGTTTAAGTCCGGCGCGGTATGTACGACCGGGGCGGTCTGTGTTACAGACAGGGACGCTTTGACGCTCGGCGTCGCTATACGGGCGGAAAACTGGACGCCCGCGCCGTCTTTTAACGCCTTTCCGCGCTTGTCGTATGCCTTGACTGTCCCGTCCGCCTTTTCGTCCTTTTCTCCCTGATCCGGCTGCGGTTCGTCCGCACTGTCCGCGAAGCCCTGAAGCTGTTCGCGTTTCTTTGCCTGATCCAGAATGTCCCGGATATCCTGCGCTTCGGTCAACAGTGCGTCCAGAACTTCGCCTTCCGCTGTCTTTGCGGACGCGCCGATCTCTTTCAGACGCGCGTTCAACTGGTCTTTCGTGAGTTTCAAAAGTTCTTCATGTTTCATAGTTTTTTGTCCTCCTTCACAAACTATTGATGATGATCCGCGCGATTTCGTCGCGCTTGCTATTCTGAATCAGTTCCGCCGACCGCGCGTCCTGATTATCAGACTTTTTGTTCTTTGCGGCTCCTGCTGACCTCTGGATGACAAGATCCTTCGGCATATTACGCGCCCGCGCAATATATCCGCCCGCCGCCGCCGCTATTTCCGCGACGCTTTCCGTCGTTTCGATGTTGAAATATTCCGCCGCGTCCTGACCGTTCATCCACGTTTCCGCGTCCATAAGTGCGCGGATCTGATCCTCTGTCACGCCCTCTTTGACGTGTTCCATATACACATTCAGGATCCCGCCCGTTATGACGTCCAGATCGTCCGCCATTTTCCGCAGATCCGCCGCGTTTCCCTCTACCAACGCGAACGGATTATGAATCATCAGGAACGCGTTTGACGGTATCTTCGGCGGCGTATTCCCGGCGAAGGCAATCACGGACGCGATCGATCCCGCCAGTCCGTCAACGAATACCTGAACGGCGTTCGTTTCAGCAAAACGCCGGATCATGTTGTAGATCGCTATCCCGGCGAACACGGATCCGCCGCCGGAATTGATGTAAATATTCAGGCTTTTTCCCTGCTGCCCGCTCAAAAAATTCTTGATTGCTTCCGGGTATTGATCTTCTTCCTGCCATGCGCCCCACCAATCGGACACAATATCGCCGTAGAAATACAGATCCGCCGACGTCGGCGTTTCGTTCCTTACCTCGAAACAATTAAACATTTTCACTTTCGGCATTATTAACGCCCCCTTTTTTCTCTGTTTTCAGGAAATAGACTGCGGACTGTCTGACCGTGTTTTCCGGTATTCCCTCCGGCTCCGTCCCGCTGCTGTCCGATCCTCCGTCGTCCTTTCCCACCTGATAAAGTGATTGATCGTCGGTATTGACATAATTCAAACTAATCATCCGCACGTCGCCGCCCTCGATCGGTTCGTAATACATCAGTTCCCGCAGTTCATTTATTGTGATAATTCCCCGGTCATACAGTGCGCCGCCGATCGTCATTCGCGTTTGAAGCGTCGCGTATTGTAGGCGGTTCGCCGTGAATATGACCTTGTTTCCGAACCCGCGTTCCCGCTCCGACAATAATTTGAACGTGAATTCAAGCGACAACTGGATCGATATCGGTTCGATGACATTTTCATAAAACGAATTCCATTCCGCTTCGGTAAATGATGACGTCAGGATCTTTTCGTTTACGTTGTAATACCGATATACGTTATCCCTTAAATACTGCGACTGTATCACGGGGATATTTGGCGCCTTCTGCGTGATTTCGTGAAATGTCATTGAATTATCCAGTCCCGCGATCCCGCCGTCGTTCGATACTGACATATACGATTCCTGAAACTCTTTGACTTTCTTTTTCAGTTCTTCGTCATCTGCAAAATTGTTATATTGCAGATATCCTTTCAGGTTTGCGGAATTTCGGACTGCTGCCCGCAACGCTTCCCCTGTCGTGTCTATCAGTTCAAGCGTATTTTTCAACTGCCCGTCCGGGGCGGATCCCATAAACCGCTTCTTGTCGAAACGGCTTTTGATGTGGATCACGTTCTGGTATGGCAGCGTATAATCTTTTTTGTCGTAGTCCCACCGGAACCGGAATAAAAGGACGCCGTTTTCATCCTCCCATATCCTCACGTTTGACGCCGTGATCGGTACGATCGATTGAACCCGCATAAAATCCGGCGTGTAGAATATGACCGCGTAGGCGTTGGAATGATACACCAGATCCGACGCCATTTTGTAAAGTGCGGAATATGTGTCTGTTTCCGGCGTCCAACGAAGCGACAGAATCCGGGACAGATAATCATTCCTGACGGACAGTCCGGCATCCGTCCGCCTGACGATCTGCGGCTGCAACTTGCCGACGTTCGACGCGATCACGTTTGCGATCGCCCCGACGATATCGGAATCCGCCAGATTCCCGTTCGCTTGATAATCTCCGCGAATGGCGAAAAACGGCGCGAATTTTGCCCGTCGCAAGTTTAATAAATCCCGTATCAGTCCCACGTTTTCCGCCTCCTTCCTCTGTGTCTGTTCGTCCTATCATGCAATATCATACAAAACGAAACCCCGACAGAATGACGAAATTTCTTCGTCCTGCTGCCGGGATCATTTTCCCCTGTTTTCCAGAAGCCGCCCTATTTCGTTGTGATATTTTGCTTTTACCGTGAACGCGTCGAACAGTGCGACCGCGCCGTCTATGTGTGACCGCCTGTCAATCTTAACAGGCTTCATTCTTGAATCGTTCATGTTGATATCGACGGCGACGTTTAACAAATGCGACTGTAATAGTCCATTGTCCCCGGTCACGATCCGCCCGTCCTTTAAGTTTCCCTCGAACTCTATCAGGATCGGCGTCAGGTTTGTTCCCTGATACACGTCGTCCATATGGAACCCGGCGTCTTTCATTTCCTGAACCAGATACTGCGCCGAATATCTGTCATAGCCGACTTTCAGCGGCTTTATTTTATAAACCTTTACCAGATTAAAAAACCAGTTGAAAACGTCGTGATAATCGACTGTGTTTTCCCCGCTGATTGTCAAGAATCCCTGTTCGCGGAAAATGTTATATGCGACGCCCTCTTCGTCGATCGCTACCTCATAACGCTTTTGTGGCATGAAGAACTGTACCAGACAATAATTCACGCCGTCGCGTTCGATGACGACGCCCGCCGCCGTCAAGTCCGTTGTCCGGGATAGATCAATTCCTCCGACGCAGTAACATCCCCGGAAATCGTCAAGCGACAACGAAGCCGGGATTCCCGCTTCGTCTTTTCTTGCCGCCTTTTCGACGTCCTGAAAATCTAACCAAGCGATCGCCGAATTCTGTTTGATGTTACAGAATTTCGTCAGGAATTCCGCCTTTTTTGATAGGCTTGAATGTGCGATTGCGATCTGTTCTTCGTAATACTGCCATAAGACGGACACGTCCAGATTCGGATTCGACTTTTCGATTTCCTCCCGCGTGTCCCATTTCTCCACGTCGTCGATGATGAACAGGAACGGCAACAGGCGGCGTTCTTTTTCTTTCCCGATTGACCGACCTTTCAGAAATGCCGTCGCCCGTCGTATCAGTTCGTCGTATATGCCTTCGTTCTCATATCCCGCCGTCCCGGTTGACATGATAAGCGGCTGCGCCCTACTGCCAGTCGCCGACGATATGACTTCGTACTGTTTTAACCCGGCGTCCCCGCGCCACGCTTCGATCTCGTCATTCAAACAAAAATAGAGATCGGATCCGTCGGACTTTTTGGAATTGAACGCGATTTTTTTCACGGACGTGTTGAAGTCCTGAATGTAAATATCCGTCCGGCGTTTTTTTGTCATTTTGTTTAGTTCGTCGTCAGACTGGACTATCTGATAAAAGGCGTCGAAACATAATTCCGCCTGATCCAGTTTCGGCGCAAGACAATATAATTTCGCTCCATATTCCCCGTCGATATACGCCATGTATGCCATGATTGCCGCCGCGAACAGTGTCTTTCCGTTTTTCCGGGCGACAATCAGAAGGACTTCCCGGAACATACGGCAGTCCGGGCGATCCGGATCCATGATTCCGAATATCGCAGAAGCGACGGCTTTCTGCCATAGTTCCAATTTTAGCAGATCGGCGCGTCCCTCTGAATGATGACAAAAATTTTCAATGAACCGTATCGCCTTTTCTGCCTTTTTCTTGCTGAAAATGTATTCCCCGGAATTGATCCCTTCCGTCAGGATCCGGAAAATGTCGTGTATATATTGCCCTGCTGCCCGGACGCCCTCGACCTTTTCCCCGCGCTTTATCCGCCGGATCGCGTCGTAATACTGGAATATATAATTGTCTGATAGCGGCGGGCGGATCTGCCCTGCTGCCCCGTCCTGCTTTTTCCTCATGCTTTAATCATCCCCGCGAAGTTGCATTATCCGCGAAACCTCTTTTTTCTGTTTCGGCGGTAACATATCGATCAATGCTTTCATGTTTGACGTGTAGGCGCGGGCGTATTTCTCATACGTCTGGACTGCCGGATTCTCTTTGACAAATTTCTGTGACGCGTTTTTCGTCGTCGTCTGCAGTCCGTGAAGAATCATGTCCGCTTTTGCCGCTTTCATAGCGACCTTTTGGAACGCGACTTCCTCGATGATACGTTCTATCAGTTTCATTTTGTCCGGATCGTCGTCTTTGACAGAACGGAACATCCGCCGGATCGCGTTAAACTCTTTCTTGATGTTCGCTTCGGTCAATATTTCCGTATTGTCCGAAATAGTGGTCTTTTTTTCCGCCATTTATTGAAGTTCCTCCTAACCCCCCTATATGTGCGCGCATTGCAGCGTTTTTTGGTAGTCCCTCCCTCGGTTCCAAAAGCCGCTCCCATATAGCGCATACCGGGGGGGCGGTCTGCGCCGCGCTGCTTATATGCTTATAGCGGGACAGGCTGACCGCGTTCATCGAAGCGATATCTTTTTCCTTTTCCCGCTTTGTGTTCCTTGTTGTGGTGTTCCTCACATACCCCTTCCAGATTGTCGAATGAAAGACTGACCGCCGGATCGTTTATGTTCCCCGGCGTTAAATATATTTTGTGATGAACTATCTTGATCGGCTTCATGTCTGCCAGTGTCCGCTTCCCCTGTTCAACCTCACGGCGACACCGTTCGCAATATCCGCCCGCGTGTACGATATACGCCGCCCGCGTGTTCTTCCACGCTGACGACTGATAAAACCATTCCGCCCAATCTTTCGCCATTCTATCCGCCACCTTTCGACTGCTGCCGCCTTGCGTCTATCAATCCCATGTAATCCGCTATCAGGAAACAGAATTGTTTCCGGTACTGGTAGAACTGCCCGCGATAACAATATGTTTCCCCCATATGTTCCCACGGCGTCCCGTATGCGATCGACTGATATATCTTTTCAACGATGACGTCACGGACGCCCGGATCAATGTTCCCGACGTCCATATCGTCCTTCGCTTTCCTGATTGCTTCCGCCGCACGTTTTGAAAAGGGCGACGTTTTCCCCGCGCGGGAATCCATTCTGACCGCCGCGTGAACGATCTGTCTTTCGTTGTAATCCAGAAAATAACGCTTCACGATTCCGCCGCCCCCTCTCTGTTTAGAATGTTTCTTTGTTGCTGTCCCTGAACGTCGAACAGATCCGGATCATCCCGTCGGAATCCGTGTCTATCTTGTGTGTGCGCTTGCCGATCTTGACTGTGACATAATCGATCGCGCCCTCGAATGTCGCGCGGATAGCGCACAACACGACTTGAAGCTGTCCGCTTTCTTTGCTGAATGTATTCTGCGCCCATAGTCCTGCCGCTTCCATTCGCATTTTCTTTTCACGCGCCCGGATCGCTTCGTCGCAGTCACATTCATTTGTCGCCAGTTCGTTCAGATCCTCCGGCGCACTCCCCTGCGGCGCGTCGATGATCCGCGCCTGATTGCAATACCGACAGAACCCCGTCGCCTTTTCCATGATGCGGACTGCGGGCGCGTTCCTTA